GCGGGCAGGAACAACAGATCGCCCTTCGTCGCGCCCGGGGCGATCCAAAAGATGAGGCTGGCGACCGCTGCGGTGAGGCCGGTAAACACAACCGTACCCACCGCGTTGTGGTTGCCCGCTTTCATCGGAAAGGGAAACCCGCCAATCTGGGGCACGCCGGAGATGGTGCCCAGGACGTTCAGCGCGAATTTTCCCGTGCACGTGACGCTGTTGCCGGATTTGGTCGCATGACCTGACGCCACCGCATACCCCTGCCCGGACGCTCCGCCCGATCCCGTGAGGTTCGGCGTCCACGAGACCTCGCGATAGTCGTCGAACGTGTACGGATCGGCGCTGGCGACCTGCGTCGTCGGGAATTGGATACGCCCGCCCGTGTTCAGGAGGATGCCGTCCAGCGTAAAGGTGTGCGACGCCGTCCGCACCCCCGCGACGGTCGTCTGACTGATCGAGACGTTGCCGTCGAAGCACACCACGCCGCTCGCCGGCGCGGCCAGATCGTCGCGGGTCATCACGCCGGCGTCGGAGAAGTCTTCGTTCGCCGACAGATACGCGCGGCCTTGCGTGGCCCCGCCGCCGCCGGGATAGCCCAGCACGCGCGCCTTGCCCGCGGCGCCCGTCGCCGCCATGATCACGCGCGCGCGCGTCTTCGCGATCGTGAGGTCGACGGGCGACGGATTCGCGATGACCCCCGCGAGTGACGCATCGACGGTATCGAGCAAGCCGTCGACTTGGCCCTTGTTCCACACCGTGCCGGTCATCCCGTCGCCGGTATCGTCCACGAGCGCGTCGTACCACGTGCGGCTGAGTGGAGGCGCCATGCGTCAGACTCCCATCCCGATCAGCGACCGCAGAAAGAACGACGCTTGCAGCGCCGTCTTGACGGCGGGGAGCTCACTCACATAGAACCCGCGAATCGCCGCCGCTTCTTCCGCCGTGAGCCCGAGCGCGATCAGGTCCGCGTCCTCCCAACTCGCGATCTGATTGGCGAGGTCCGTGCCGCTCTGAATGTTATCGCTGAGCATCGACGCGTAATTGCCGGCCGTCTGTTTCAGATCCGCGCCGGTAAAGGTCTTGCCCGCTTGCACCATTGCCATAATCCTGACTCCTGTTTCCGCTAGACGGCGGGCCACTTGCGCCCGACGCGCATCAGGCGAGTGATTTCCTCGGACACCACGCGCGCGACTTGCTCGCCCGTGCCGTTGACCTGAAAAACGATGTTCTGCACGACGCCGCCGCCGGCGCCGTTCGGCAGGATGCCGCCGGCCTGCGTCGGCATGAAGAGCTCCGGCCCGCGCTCGCCGACCAGATACGGCCGGCCCGCGGCGACCGGCCCGCCGGCCGCACGCGGCGTCGGCATCCCGAGCGCCTCATAGTCCGGCCCCAGGCTCCGCCCATCGTCGGACACGACGACCGGCCCGAAGTACCGCCCCGCGTTGTAGGCATTCTGGACCGCGTCGACATGGGCCGCGGAACCCCAGTAGGCGGTCTGGCCGCCGCCGCCCACCGTGCCGGTCATCGTGCCCTGGCCCTTGCCGACCAGGTCCATTGCCTCGGACCAGGACAGCGACGCGCGGTCGGCCGCGTCCTCCATGTCCTCCGCCGCCGTGATGAACGCCGAGCCCCAATTGTCGGCCGCCTCTTGCGCGGCGATCGCGATGTCCTCGAAGTGCCGGATCGTCTCGTCCGAATAGTTGCCCGTGTCGGCGGCCATCGTTTCGTAGTTGGCCCGCGCTTGGTCCGCCGTCTCTTGGAGCGCTGCCCGCGAATGGGACTTGATCAGGTCCCAATCGACCATCATGTCCTGCGTCCGCTCGCCGACGATTTGATCGATCAGGTCGTACTGCTCTTGCGTCGCCGTGCCCGCCTCGGACAGTTGCAGCTTGTAGGCGTCGCCCCAGTGCTGGATGTGCGCTTGCTGGATGTCGCTGGCGGTCCCGCTCCGCTCGATCGCCATCAGGTAGAGCTCGTCTTGCAGGGCGATCGTGGTGCGCGTCGCCCGGTCGGCGAGCTCGTGCGCCTTCGTCGTGGCGTCGAGCGCGTCTTTCATCGCCTCGATTTGGACCTTCGACAGCGAGTAGGCCAGGGCCAGGTCGTCGACCGACGCGCCGGCCTCGAGCAGCTTGCTGATATGCGTGACCAGCTCGCCGTCGATGTCCGCGAGAATCGCCTCATAGCCGCGGCTTTGTTCGTTGACGCGCGTATACGCACCCTCGAACCGCGCCAACTCGTCGGCGTATTTCTTGGCGGCGGCCTCGGCGGCTTTGGTCGCCGCTTCCTCCGCTTCCAGGGCGAGTTTCGCCGCCTTGAGCTCGTCCTCGGCCCCCCCCAACATCCGCCCGAGTTCCTCGGTGGACAGCGCCGCTTGGCCCATCGCCGCACCGACCGCGATCGCGGGATGTTCCACGGACGCCAGCGCGCCGGCCAGTTGCGCGGCCGGGTCCGCCAGCTTGTTGCCCGCCTCGACGACTTTGTCCGCCTCGTCCCGCCACTCCTGATACTTGACGATCAACCCCGCCACCGGGCCGAGCAGCTCGCCAACCGACGTCTTGACGTCCCGATAGGTGCGCCCCGCCGCGGCCCCGATCGCGTCCCACGCCGCGACCGATTCATCCGACATCGTTCTCGTCTTGGCCGCGATCTCCACCATGTCCGACTTGAGCGCCGGCATGAGCTCGCGCCAGGTGCGCCCGAAGATGTCGGCCGCCCGCGCCGCTTGTTCCGTTGGGTCCTCAATCTTGCCGATGGCGTCACCGATCGCGATAAATTGGTCGTAGGCGTTCAGCTTCTTGAACTCGTCGAGATTGATCCCCAGCTTCGCGAGCCCGCCGATCAGCCCCGCGTCGCCGCTCCCGAGCTTCTCTTGCATGTCCTGAATCGCCCGGACCATGCTGCCCATCTCGGTCGACGACGTCCCCGCGATCGCCTCGAGCCGTTGAATCTGGTCGACGGCGAGCCCGGTTTGCTCGGCCATCTTCTGGATGCGACTGCCCGTCTCAAGAATCTCCTTGCCGAAGGCAATCACGGCGCCGACCGTGAACATCCCCGCCAGTTGCCGGCCGAGCCCGCCCAGCAGCGCCGTCGTCGCGGAGGTTTCCGTCCCGACGGCCTTGGTCGTGTCGGCCAGGGCTTGCATGCCCGGCGGGACGTCCATGCCCAGCGCCTTCATCTTCTCGGCCGCGGTCGCCGCCGTGTCACCGGCCCGCGCGAGTTCGGCCTCGGTCAGCTTCGACACGCCACCGACCCGCTCGATCGCCTCGAGCATGAGCGTCGCTTCGGAGATAACTTTGCGGCCGCTGAAGTTGTCGACCATCCGATTCAGCGAGCCTTCGACCTTGGTCGCCCCATCCTCAAACCCTTTGAGCGAGACTTCGGCCGCGTCGACGGCCCGCTGGAAATCGGTGAAGTCGTCTTGGAAGGTCGCTTGGATGGGCATCGGCTTACTCGTCGACCTCCGCGGGCTGGGACGGCGGCGTGCCGTTCAGAATGTCAATCAGGAGCCGGTAATCGTCCTCGTCTAACTCACGAACCCACTCGACCCGCCAACCACAACGTACCGCGATCGCGAGGTCGCTTCGTCGTCCAGTGAGCCAGCCCGGAGTTTTTTTTCCTCCGCCCGCGCGTCGTCCATCGCTTTTTCGTGGCGCTCGATCGCGTGGAGAATCTCGGTGAAACTCTCGGAGTCCAGATTGTTCAGGACCGTCTCGAGCTCGCCGATCGCCACGCCGCGAATCGGCACGACGCCGGTATCGTCCCGCAGCGACCAGTCCACCAGATACGCCGTGACGAGCGCCAGGCCGGTCTGCACCATGTTGAGCCGCCAGCGCCCGTCTGGTCCCGCTTCCATCGTGCGCGCCAGCAACGCGCGCCGCTCGCCGGCATTGAGCCGGGTCCGGATGGTCACCGTGTCCCCGTCGGACAACGCGAGGACGGTCGTGTCGGGTCGCACAAATCGATACATCGTCAATACTCCGGATGACCCAACCCGGCGCGGAGGGTCCGTTCGCCGACGGTGAGCTCGTGGACCGGCCAGCGCCAGTAGCCGCCCTTGCGCGGCGCCGTGAAATACAGGGGGCGCTGCCGTAGTTGGAACCGGTCGACGACCGGGCCGAGCGTCGCCGTCAACGTCCAGCCCTCCGTCGCCGGCTTCAACGTGCGCGCCCGCCCCCCCGGTGCGTCGACCAGTTCGCGCGCCCGGTGAATCGTCCACGTCGTGAGCGTCGCCGCCGGCCGATGGTTCCAGGCGATCGAGGCGCCGCGCGTCCCGCGCAGCGTGATGTCCTTGAACATCTAGGGGGCGACCGGCTCCCGCGTCCACGGACCCGCCGCCGAGAACGTCGACGTCAGCGCCGGCGCCCCGTCGACGGACGTGTCGATCTCGGCGTCCATGTAGGCGAGCCCGGACCAGAAGAAGGTCGCTTCCGTCGTGTTGGGGACCAGCTTCAACAGGCCCGGCGTCGCGGCGTCCGCGGCCTCGACGAGCGTGACGTCTTCCGAGTTCCAGAAGCCGTCGGTACTGCCGCTGATGTCCTTCATGCCGGGGATATAGACCTTGTTGACGTCCCCGAAACACGTCACGTCGATCTTGTCGGTCTTCAGCGACAGCTTAAAGTTCTTGATCGACGCGATGAGGACCGGCGTCCCCGGCGTCGCCCCGGTCGCATCCCACAGCACTTCGCCGTACCGGCCGCTCAGAATTGGCATAACTCACCCTTTCTCACGCAATGGACATTTCGACCCGATAGCGCCCGCCGCTGTGCTGCCAACTGATGCGCGGGTCGCTTTCATCGGGCTCATTGGTCGGTTCCAGCCGCTGCACGCGATGCGTCGTCATCCAGGCATAGCCGGGCACCGTCAGCGGGACGTCCTCGAGCAGCGCATCGATCCGCGCCGCCGCCTGCTGGACGACGCCGCCCCCGGTCGCCTGCACGACCGCCTTGACCTGGTAGAGCGCCGACTCGATCGCGCGGCCCCCGAAGATGGCGACATCCATCGCCTCGACGAGCGACACGATGACGAACCGCGTCGACCCGGGCGGCGCTTCGCTGAGATAGACGCCATCCGGGGTGAGCGCCTCGAGCGTGGCGTCCGCCATCAGTTGCGCGATGATCGCGTCGTCGATCGCGGAGGACTCAGGCGGCGGCATCGATCGACCCTCGGACGCGCAGCCCTTCCTGTTCGAGCATCCAGATCAGCCGCTCGTACATCGCCCGCCGGTGTTTCATCGCCGCCCGCACGAAGACATGCGTGGGCGTCATCGAGCCCAGGTTGGCGTGCGTGCTGGAGCGCCGCTGTCCCGTCCCGTTGTCGTACAGCCAGGCGTGCTTGGCGCGGTTGACCAGCACCGCATTGGCGCCGAGCGCCCGTGACGACGCCTTCATCCCGGCGCCGGTGTCGACCGCCAGGCCGGCCTTGAGGTTCCCGGTCACTTCGGGATAGGCCGCGTATATCTCGCCGTAGGCGGACATCGCGGCGGCCGTCACAATGCCGTGCGCCTCGTTCGTCAGGTGCGCCGGCAGTTGCCGCAGCTGCGCCTTGAGCTCCGCCATCCCCGACCAGACGATCCGGTTGTTGGCACTCACGGCACGACCTCGGTGCAGGACAGCTCGAGGTCGATGCCCCGGAAGTCGGGCGACCGGACGCCGGTCACGTGGAACACCCGGCCCTCGGGCACGACGAGCCGGGTCTGCGTCGACACCTGGGGGTGAAAATCCATCGTCACCAGGTGCGTCGCCACCGCGAGGCTCGTGTCGGCGCGGCTTCGCTCCATGTCGGCCGCCGACGACGGCGCAATCGCCGCGTACATCGTCGGCGGGTCGAGGGCGACGTACGTGGCCGTGAATCCGCCGTGGCCGTCCGGCAGCGGCGGGCCGGGCTGCTCGAGGCTCACGAGATGGTGCCGGGCGCCGCGCGTGACCGGGGGCATCAGCGGAGGGCCGGGTCGCGGAAACGCGCCAGGAGCGGGTCTATCTCCGCCCAGACGCCTTGGTTCACGTCGAGGTCATCCCGGTCAGCGGGGTCGTCGCCGCGGTGCTGCCACAGGTAGGCGACCAGCAGCAGCGTCGCCATCTGGACCGGGAGCGGCGTGGTCGTCTCGTCCCAGGTGTCCTCGGCGCGGTCCTTCAGGTAGTCGACGATGACGGCGCTGGCGGCGTCGACCTTCTGCTGCAGGTCGGCGTCCTGGCTGGTCGCCGTCAGCCGCAGATGCGCCTTGGCCGCGGCGAGCGAGACGAGCGCCATTACCGGACCCCCGGCGCGTCGCGCCCGTCCCGGCCGCGCTTGACGATCAGCGTCCAGACTTTCGACCCTTCGCCCGGCCGGGACGTCGTCGGCCCGTTGCAGTGCCACAGCGAGCCCGCCCAGGTGACGCCGTCGCCCAGGTCGTAGTCCTTGCCATCGACGAAGACGCCGCAGTAGCGCAGGCCAGGTGTGCCGTCCTTGCCGTCGACGCCGGCCGGCCCGGGCGGTCCCGGCGGGCCGGGCACCAGCTCGCGCGTCTCGAGGACCGCGACCCGTTCCCGCACGGCGGCCATCTCTGACTGCCCGCGTCGCTCGACGTCGCCGACGGTCGCGGTCACGAGCTCCACACTGCGGACGACCTCGGCCACCAGCGCCGGCGTGACCATCGCTTCCTCGGCGCGCGTCCAGGCCCGCTCGACGGCGGTCATCCGCTGTTGCAGCGGCCCGACCGTGTTCGCGATCACTTGCGCCACCGTCTCGGCGAGGACGTCAACCCGCATACGCCTCCAGGTGTTTCGTCACGGCTGGCAGCAGGGCCGCCGCGAAGGTCTTGGCGTCGGTGTCGTCGTCGTCCGCAGCGACCGGGATCGTCGCGGCGACCGATGACTTGAACGGGTCGCCTGCGTCGCGCTGCGCCAGGGCGGCGAGCGAGAAGTACTGCTGCTGCGCCAGCGGGGAGGCGCCACCGGGGACACTGCCCAGGCCGAAGTACCGCCACCGCGCCTCGTTCGGGGACATGACCGTGCCGCCGATCGCATCGGCCGCGGCCTTGGTCCGCGTCGCCGTATCCATCCAGAGCAGGTCGGTAATGTCGAACTCCACTCCGATCGACGGAGTCTTGAACTCCAGCCCGCGATCGAGCACCGCCTCGAACGACGTCAACAGCGATTGGATGCACTGCGAGTAGTACTGCTGCAGGAGCGGCTCGACGTTCGCGTAGGGCGGCGGCGGCCCGACGCCGATCATGTAGGCCGGGACGTGGAAGCAGGAGCAGACGGTGTCGGCGGTCCACTTCAGTTGATCGATCAGCTGTGAGTCGACGGCGTTGACCGTCATGGCTTCGTACTTCAGCCCGTCGCCCAGGACCGCGACGCGCCCGACATTGGCGCCGGCGAAGTTGGCTTCCCAGTACTCCTTGAGCCGTTGCGCCGTCTCGTTGGCAATCTGGCCGGGCGCGGTCAGCACGCCACCGGGCTGACTGCCGTTGGCGAAGAACTTCGACGAGCTCTGTTGAATCGTCTGGCCATGCAGCGCCGCCAGCCCGCACGCGTACAGCGGCGTGACGCCGCAGAGCGGGTGGAAAATCGGGCACATCATGTCGTGCAGAATTTCGCTGGCGGGCACGGTGATGCCGCCGCCGCGGGCCGGGTCGAGGTCTTCGATGCCCGCCATCTCGTCGCGGGCGCAGTGGTAGTAGACGCTGCCGTCCGCCGCGACGAGCGGCGTCACCCGCGCCGGGTCCAGGACGTACATCGCCACGACCACGCCGCGGCCGTCGCGTTGTTTCAGGGCGTAGGTGTTGCCCGCCAGGAGCTTCGAGAGCATCCAGCGTTCGGCGAACTTGACGAAGGTCTGATAGCGGTTCGGCGACCGGAGGACCGGCGAGTACGCCGGGTTCGTCGTCTCGTGCCAGATGCCCTCGTCGTCCTGTTCGACCAGGCGCAGCCGCAGCTTGGCGACGTCGGAGGCGATGAGCGTGGAGCAGGCGAACACCGGCGCGTAGGAGAGCGACGTTTCGACGCGGATGTCTTCGTTGCGCTGCCAGGCGCCGGTCGACGGCTCGCGAATCGTGCGCCAAAGACCGCCGCCGCCGGCCGCGCCGCTCAGGGGGGTGAGCGGGCGGCGCGGCGACGTGAGCGCCTTCGTGACGGAGACGGTGTACCCGAACAGGTCCATCGACGGTGTTCAGACCGCGGCCGGCGTGTAGGTCGCTCCACTCACGTACTTGACCGCCGCATCGAGCCCGCGCTTCCAGTTGATGAATCGCTCCGCGCGCAGCCCAACGAGGTTGTTCTGCCAGAGCGAGACGTAGACCGTCGTCGCGTCGGCCGGCGACATCGGCGCGGAGTCCATCTGCACCGACGCCTCGCGCGACACGTCGATCGACACGCCACCCTCATCGGCGACCAGGACGGTCGACGGCGCCAACGCGATGACGTTGGTGCCCGCCGCGTTGCTGGTAATGACGGTGATGCCTTCGATCGAGCCGCCGGTCACGCCGACGCCCGGGAACAACTTGTTGCCCAGCGCATCGCGCGAGAAGCCGAGCGCCAGGGCGTTCGTCTCGGACATGATCAGCACCGTGCCACCGAGCGGGATATTGCCCGCGGCCAACGCGCCGAGCAGCTTCTGGACGTCCTTTAGCGGGTCAATCGGCGTCGACGCCGCAATCGGCGTGATGCCGTTCGTGATCGAGGCCGGGTTGACGTTGGCGACGTACGCCACCGCCGGATCGATGAACTGGGTATCGAGGAACGCCGCGATGCCCGCGATCATGTCCGCGCGGCAGATGGCTTCCGCCGACGGCCCGGGACTGCGGACCAGTTCCTCGGTCAAGATGATGAGTCCGGCCGCTTTGCTCATCTCGAGCTTCACCGTGCCGAACCCGAGCTTGGTGACCGGCTTCGGTTTGGCCTGGCCGACCCACCCGTACGCGCCGCCGGCGCTTTGCACCGGGACCGACGCATTGAACGGGACCATCCGCAGACCGGGAATCTTCCCGAGAATGGTCGCCGGCCGCAGCAGCTCGATGAACTCGTTCGTGATGTTCTGCGCGACGAGCGCCCCCGCCCAGGCCGGGTCGGTCGTGGTGCCGGGCAGCACCGCCGCCTTGAGGTAGAGCCCGACTTCGGGCGTCGAGTCCTCCCACTGTTTGGCGTGCTCGATCGCCATCATGGGATTGCCCTTCGACGCCGCAATCGCCATCGCGACCCGGGTAAACCCGGTCCCCTTCGGCAGCATCGACTTGACCTGCACGATCGGGAACGTGCCGGCCGGCTTGGTCGCCGGGACGACCGGCGTCGCCGTGGCGACCTGCGACCGCTCGAGCGCCCGCAGGCGCACCAGGTGGGCATCGATCGCGGTGACGTCGCGCTCGAACCCGTCGTACTCGTCGGTCTGGCCGGCGTCGAGCGTGACGCCCGTCTCGGCCGCGGTGGACATCAGGTCGGTCATGCGCGCGGCCTTGGCGGCGCGCGTGGCTTCAAACGCGGAGATTTGTTCGGTGACGGTCTGTTTCATGCGGGGCGCGACTTTCACGCGCACGATTGGGAGTGGGGCCGCAACGCCGGCCGGGGTATCGCCAATCGCGGCGAGGTGGGGCGCGTCGAGTGACTTGACGCTCAGAATCGTGGCGTCGAAGTTGGCCGGAATCGTCACGAGCGACAGCTCGACGATCTCGGTCTTGAGGAACTGCCGGTGCCCGCTCTTGAGCGTCTTGACGCCGTCTTCCAGCACACGGAACCCGATCGACACGCCGCGCATCAGGCCGGCGGTGATGGCGTCCCAGGCTTCATCGACGCGGTCGCGCAGGGCGCCGCGGGCCTCGACGACCGGGAGCGACGCCGAGAACGTGATGGCATCGGCGGTCGCGGTCAGCGTGGCGTGCCCGATGGGACGCTGGATGTCGTGGTGGAACAGGAGCGGGACGGGGTTCGAGAAGGTCGCGCCGGTGGGTTCGAGAATGTCGCCGTGGCGGTCGACGGTCGGCGTCGAGGCGATGCCGCGAATCGTCCGCGTCGCCGCGTCGACGGCTTTGACCTCGAGAACGGCGTAGGTGCGATCGAGGACGGACACCGCAAGGGATGGTGTACGCCGACCCGCGGCTCCGCCTATTTACGGTACCTTTAGGTACCAATAATCCCTATACTGAAGACGGCCGCTGACGTGAAAACGGGAGAGCTGATACGCGCGTTAGTGGCGGATGGCTGGTATCGGGTGCGACAGTCGGGCAGTCACGCGATCTACCGGCACGCCACGAAGCCGGGACAGCTCACGGTGCCCGTACATCCAGGGAAGGACATCCCCACGGGGACCCTGACATCGATTCTCAAACAGGCAGGACTACGATGACCGCCTTCCGCTACGCCGTCATCATCGAACACGGGCCGACCGGCTACGGGGCGTACGTGCCGGACCTCCCCGGCGTAATCAGCGTTGGGGACTCGCTGGACGAGGCCACGGCCAATATCCACGAGGCGATCGCGCTCCACCTTGACGGCTTGCGCGAGGCCGGCGATCCCATCCCCGCGCCGCGGAGCTCGGTGGTGATGGTAGGCGCCTAGCGCCGCTTCGCCGCCGGCGATGGTGCTGGCGCGCAGTCGCCGCCAGTCCCGGTCGGATCGGCCACCGCGAGCGGCAGCAGGTTGAACGTCAGGCTGTTCGTCACCAGCACCTCGCCGACTTCCACCGCGACCGGAATCGGCACCGCCGTCGTCGCCGTCGCCATGTTGACGCCGGTCGTCAACTCCGTCGCCGAGACAAACACCGTCGCCTCCCGGCCCCCGTTCCAGAGAATCACTGACCCCGGCGTAAACCCGGTCCCCTGGACGTGCAGCGTGAAATTCGGATCGCCGATCGTCGCCGACGGCGGGACGAGCGCGGTCACCGTCGGCGCGACCATGCCCGACCACGTCAGGATGTCGGCCGTCGGCCATTCGTAGGCGTGCTCGTCCCAGGCGACGGCCGGGAACGACCCACTGCGGATGAGGGTCAAGACGTCCGAGCCGACAATGGACCCGTTCGACGGGTGCCCCAGGAACGTCGCAAGACGGCGGTAATCGAGTGGCATCGGCGGAACCTCCAGCAGCGTTACGGGTCGCGCCGCACGGCGCGGCGGACCAGTTCGGGAACGGTGACGCGCTGGGCGGTCGCCCGCGCATACAGGCGGTCGTACTGGCGCGTCGGCAGACGGACTTGGACCTGGACCGTCGTCGGGTCGGCGGTGTCGAGCGGCGGGCGCCCCCGGCGGCGCGGCAGCGGCGGATCGTCGTGGGTCATGACGGCCCTCCAAAGACGAGCATCTGATACGCCGGGACAGGGACGGGGGCGGGCTCGAGCGCGGCGAGCTTCCGGGCGATTAACGCGCCGATGACCGGGTCGATGCGCCCGCGACTGCGCTTTTTCACGGGATAGATGTTGTCCTTGCCGTCCCGTTGTACCACAACATTCGAGACGCACCACGCCATCAGCGGATGCCCGCCCGCGTCGACCAGTCCGTCCAAGACGTCGGCTTCAAATTCTTTCGCCGGTTCCGACATCTGCGCCAGCGTCTGCGGCACCTCGACGACCGTCAGCCCTTCGGCCTCGAGCGCCGCCGACAGACTCGGCGCCGACCACGGGTCGATCCCGACCTGCTGGACGGCGAACTGCTTGGCGGCGTCTTTCACCCAGTCGATCACCACGCCCTGGTCGATGCGGTTCCCAGGGTTGGTCCGCAGATAGCCTGCCTCGACCCACTCGCGGTATGGCGCCCGGTCCCGGTGCGCGCGTTCCTCGAGCGTGTCGGCCGGCGTCAGGCACCACGGGACAATCCGCCAGGCGAGCCGCGTCGTGGTCGGCGGGAACACCAGGACGACCGCGGTCAGGTCGATTTTCGACGAGAGGTCAATCCCGACCCAGCAGGGTTCGCCGGCCATGTCGTCGAGCGTCCACGTCGTCTGCCCGGCGCGCCAGCCGTCCAGCGACAGCCAGGGCGCGTCGACGTTGACCCAGACGTTCAGGCGCTTCTGCTGGAACGCGGCCGCCGCCGCCGGCATATGAACCGCCTTGGCCGCCAGCGCCCGGAGGTCGGCCGGCTGGACCGACACGCCGTAATTCGGGTTGGCCTTTTTCCAGGTCGCCTCGTCGCGCCAGTCGTCGCCCTCGTCGGCGTGCGCGATGAACGCGAACAGCGTCTCATCGTCGAGCACCTGGTCGAGCACCTGGCAGGCGTAGCTGTGCTGGTCGCCGCACGGCGACACCGGGTCATTGCCCGCGGTCGTGATCCAGTTGATGAGCGGCTGACGCCGCGCGCCCGTCGCCGTTTCCATGACGTCGATCATGCCGCGCGACTTCATCGCGTGCGCTTCGTCGATGATGACGACATGCGGGTTGAGCCCGTCGGTCGAATCGCGGTCGGCGCCGAGCGGCTCGAGCTTCGACGCCGTGTCGCTGCGATGCAGGTTCGCCGTCCGCGCCAGGATGCGCGACCGCAGCCCACTCGACGCGACCAGTTGCGTGCAGTCGGTGAAGACAATCCGCGCCTGCTCCCGTTTGGTCGCGATGATGTAGCCCTCGGCCCCGGGTTCGCCGTCGAAGAACGTCAGGTAGAGCGCCTTGATGGCCGCTTCGAGACTCTTGCCGTTCTTCCGCGGGATCTCGTCGTACGACGTCCGGAACCGCCGCAACCCGGTGTCCTGGTGGACCCAGGCGAACACCGACCCGAGCCGAAACTGCTGATGCGGTTCGAGGTGAATGCACTGGTGCGCCCATTCGCCTTTGTAGTGCTTGAGCTGTTCGGCGAAGCGATAGAAGCGATCCGCGAGCGCCGGCCGGAACACGTACGGAAACCCGCGCGTCCCTTCACCCGCCCGATCGCGGAGATGCCGCGCGCACGCGAGCCGGTGATACCGCCCGGCGGGCACCCGGCCGCGCGTCACGGCCTGGGCATAGCGGTCGATCGCGTGCAGCGCCATCAGTGCGTCGGCGGGTCGCCGGTATCGAACTCCGTGAACCCGTCCCCGCCGCCGGTCGGCGCGTCCACCGGCATCGGCCGCCCGAACGGCGCCAGCAGGAAACTCCGCATCTTGACCTCGAGCCGCTGCACCACCTGACGATACGCGCTGGACAGCGACCGGCCCTCGTCGTCCCACCCAGCCGCCCGCCGCGCCAGCAGCAACTCGTCGGCCTCCACCGCCAGCGACACGAGCACCGCGAAGTCGTACGCCGTCGCCGTTGTCAACGTGCCGGCGTGCGCCGCATGTACGGCCCAGGTCAGCCAGTAGTCCCGTTCGGCGGGCGTGAGCGTAGCCGGCGGCGGGAGGGGGTCCGCACGGGGTCGCACCACCGGCGTCTCGCTCGCCGGTCGGCCCGCGAGCCATTTCTCCCGCGCCGTTTTCGGTTTCCGGCCGCCGCCGAGCCGTCCGCCGCCACTGCCAGGTCCGCCCATTGCTACCAGCCTTTTGTAACCGGATTTGCCCGAAGTTGGG